GAGGGCTCACCGGATAACCACTGGCAGTGGCCAGCGGACGTGTTGGCAACGCGTGGCGCCGTGCAAGGGCAGACCATCAACGCCCGCCCGACGCTGACGATCAACAAGCTGCCCCAGCACGTACGGCAGGTCACCAATGACCAAAGACAAAACCGTCCGAGCGGCAAAGTTATACCCGCTGACGACCGCGCTGACCCTGAAGTCGCCGAAATCTACAACGGCATGGTCAGGCACATCGAGTACATCTCGGACGCCGACGTCGCCTACGACACCGCCTGCGAGAACCAAGTCAGCTACGGCGAAGGGTACATCCGCATCCTGACGGAATACTGCGACGACGACACGTTTGATCAAGACATCAAGATCGCACGCATCCGCAACAGCTTTTCGGTCTACATGGATCCAACCATCCAAGACCCGTGCGGTGCGGATGCCAAGTGGTGCTTCATTACCGAAGACCTGCAGCGTTCCGACTACGAGCGCATGTTCCCAGACGCCAGCCCGCTCTCGACGCTACAGGCGCAAGGCGTGGGCGACCAGTCGATCTCGGTCTGGATCAACCAGGACACCGTGAGGATTGCTGAGTACTACTATATCGAGTACGACAAGGCTACGCTGCACCTGTACCCCGGCAACATCACGGCGTTCGAGGGTTCGCCCGAGGCCAAGCAGATGAAGCAGATGGGCATCAAGCCTATCCGCACCCGCGAAGTGAATGCCAAGCGGGTCAAGTGGTGCAAGACCAACGGCTATGAGATGCTCGAGTCAAACGACTGGGCAGGCCACTGGATTCCGGTGATCCGTGTCATTGGTAATGAATTTGAAGTCGACGGCAAGCTGTACGTGTCGGGGCTGGTGCGTAATGCCAAGGATGCCCAGCGCATGTACAACTACTGGACAAGCCAAGAAGCCGAAATGCTGGCCTTGGCGCCCAAGGCGCCGTTTATTGGGTATGGTGGCCAGTTTGAAGGCTATGAGATGCAGTGGAAGACGGCCAACACGCAGAACTGGCCGTATCTAGAGGTCAACCCCGACGTGACGGATGGTTCGGGTGCCGTGCTGCCGCTACCGCAGCGCGCCGCACCGCCGCTACCGCAGACAGGGCTGATCCAAGCCAAGATGGGGGCGTCTGATGATATCAAGTCAACGACTGGCCAGTACGATACGAGCTTGGGCGCAACGTCTAACGAGCGATCCGGCAAAGCGATTATGGCGCGCGAGCGTCAGTCTGATACTGGCACTTATCATTACGTGGACAATCTGGCGCGGGCTATTAGGCACGTTACCCGTCAAATTGTTGGTTTGATTCCGAAGATTTACGACACCCAGCGGATTGCCCGCATCATTGGCATCGACGGCGACACCGAGATGGTTAAGCTCGACCCGATGCAGCAAGAAGCGGTCAAAGAGATTCGTGACCAGAACGACATCGTCATCGATAAGATTTACAACCCCAGCGTCGGTAAGTACGACGTGGTGGTGACCACCGGCCCGTCCTACCTGACCAAGCGTCAGGAAGCACTGGACGCAATGGGCATGATCCTGCAATCCAACCCGCAGCTCTGGCAGGTTGCAGGCGACTTGTTCATCAAAAACATGGACTGGCCTGGCGCGCAGGAGATGGCGGCACGCTTTGCCAAGATCATCGATCCGAAGATTTTGGAAGGCAGCGACGAGTCGCCCGAGATGCAGATGGCCAAGCAGCAGATGGAAGCGATGGGCCAAGAGCTGCAGCAAATGCAACAAATGCTGCAGAACGTTGGCCAGTCGGTCGAGGTGCAGGACTTGGAGCGCAAGAATTTCGAGGCCGAAATCAAGGCCTACCAAGCCGAGACGCAGCGTCTGTCGGCGGTCGGCGCCGCTATGTCGCCCGATCAGGTGCAAGACGTTGTCATGCAGACCCTGCGCGACATCATGAGCACTGGCGACTTGGCGATGAGCGAGGGTGGGTTAGAACTGCCGGGCGAAATGCCTCAAATGGGTGAGGAAATGGGCATGATGCCACCTGACATGCAACAAATGCCGCCGGAAATGGGCATGATGCCGCCGGAAATGGGCGAAATGCCACCTGAGGAACCACGACTATGAATTGCGCAAACTTCGTAGGTATTCTGTTTTTGGGCCGCGATGTGGCTCATTCGGTGCATTTGAACACCCGCAGCTATGCTAAACACAAGGCGTTACGCCGTTTCTACAATGATATTGTTGATTTAGCGGACAAGTTTGCGGAAGCCTACCAAGGCCGTCACGGGCTGATTGGCGCCATTTCGCTACAGTCGACCAAAAAGCCGGGCAACATCTTGGAGTTTTTGCAAGACCAGCTTGAAGAAATCGAAGAGATGCGGTACAAGGTCGTCGATAAGGCGGACAGCCCGCTACAAAACATTATTGATGAGATCGTTGGGCTGTACTTGTCCACGATTTACAAATTGAAGTTTCTTGCTTGAGGTAAATCATGGCCAATTACACCTACATCACTGCGTCTGCCAACATCAAGCCGATGGCCGGTAAGCTGAAAGGCATCTTTGTCAGCGCCGCATCGAGCACGCCGACCATCACGGTCTACGACTCGGCAGCCGCAACGACTACCACCACTATTCTAGGCGTGTTCACCCCAACGGCAGCAACATCGTACCTGCTGCCGCTGGACGGGGCGTACGCCAAAAACGGAATTTATGTAGTAATTAGCGGAACAGTTGCTGCAACAGTAATTTGGGAGTAAATTCTCCCCAAACCGAACTGACGCGGTACGTCAGGGATTCTTTAGGAATCGACAATGTCAGACGAGCTTCAAAATCAGTTAGCGGATTCACCCGCGCCAGAACAGGCACCGACGGCAGAGCCTGTAGCTGAAGAAACACTAGCGCCGGAGAATGACCAGCCAAACGAGCAGCAGACCAAGACCTTCACACAAGAAGAATTGGATGCCATCGTAGGCAAACGGCTTGCAAGAGAGCAAAGGAAGTGGGAACGCGAGCAGAGTCGCAAAGTGCAAACAGCACCTGCGCCTGCAGAGTTACCGCCGCCAGAACAGTTTGATTCCGTTGATGCGTATGCCGATGCACTAGCAACGCGTAAAGCTGAAGAGCTGCTGGCCAAGCGTGAACTCGAACGGCAGAAGATGGATCTGCTTGAGGCGTATCACGATAGGGAAGAAGAGGCTCGAGGTAAGTATGACGACTTTGAACAAGTCGCCTACAACCCAAAGCTGCCAATCTCTAACGCGATGGCTGAGACGATTCAAGCATCGGATATTGGCCCTGATATTGCGTATTACTTGGGTTCAAATCCGAAAGAAGCCGCGCGGATTGCCGCACTGAATTCGCCTATCTTACAGGCTAAAGAAATTGGCCGAATTGAAGCAAAAATTGCTTCTGAGCCGGTTTTGAAGAAAACGACAAGCGCCCCACCGCCTATCGCGCCCATATCGGGTAGAGGCTCTGGATCGCCGTCTTATGATACGACTGACCCTCGTGCAATTAAAAACATGAGTACGTCAGAGTGGATTGAGGCGGATCGCCAGCGCCAAATGAAGAAGTGGGAAGCTCAACGTAATCGCTAACTTTTTTAGGATATAAATCATGGCAAACTCGATTCTTACCATCGACATGATCACCCGCAAGGCTCTCGAAATCCTCGAGAACAACCTGGTGCTCACTCGTAACGTCAATCGTCAGTACGACGACTCTTTCGCCGTTGAAGGCGCAAAAATTGGTTCCACACTGCGTATCCGTTTACCAGATCGCGCGTTGGTAACCGACGGTGCCGCTCTGCAAGTGCAGGACGACAACGAACAGTTCACCACCCTGACTGTTGCTTCGCAGAAGCATATTGGCGTGAACTTCACCTCTGCTGAACTTACCATGCAGTTGGATGACTTCGCAGAGCGTGTATTGAAGCCTCGTATTTCGCAGCTGGCTTCCAGCATCGATGCAGACGTTGCTAACGCATACAAAAACGTGTTCAACTCGGTCGGTACTCCTGGCACCGTGCCTTCGACTTCGCTCGTTCTGTTGCAAGCTCAGCAGAAGCTGAACGAAAACGCAGCGGTAATGTCGCCACGCTACGCAACCGTTAACCCAGCTGCTAACGCTGGTCTGGTTGAAGGCATGAAAGGCCTGTTCAACCCAACCGACACCATCAGCCGCCAGTTCAAGAACGGCATGATGGGCATGGGCGTGCTGGGCTTTGATGAAGTCAACATGTCTCAGTCGATCAAACAGCACACCAACGGTGACTGGGGTACTTCGATCACCGTGACTTCAACTGTCACGACCGAAGGTCAGTCGACCCTGCCGATTAGCTTTACTGGCTCATCCAAGACTTGGAACGTCGGCGACGTGTTCACCATCGCTGGTGTTAATGCTGTCAACCCACAAACTCGCGAGTCCACCGGTTCGTTGCAACAGTTCACCGTAACTGCAGCTGCTACCGGTTCGTCAACCGCAACTCTGTCGATCTCGCCTGCACTGTACTCGGCAAGCCAAGCACTGGCTACCGTGTCGTCGCTGCCAGCATCGGGTGCGGTTGTCACCATGTTGGGTTCGGCTGCTACTGCCTATCCGCAGAACTTGGTCTACCACAAGGACGCGATCACTTTCGCAACCGCCGACTTGTTGATGCCACAAGGCGTGGACATGGCTTCTCGCCAAGTTCACAACGGTATTTCGATGCGTGTTGTTCGTCAGTACGACATTAACAACGACCGTCTGCCTTGCCGTATCGACGTTCTGTACGGCTACAGCACCATCCGTCCACAAATGGCTTGCCGCCTCTGGGGCTAAGCACTGGTGGGGGCTTCGGCCCCCATTGACGACTTTATTTGAAAGGAAATTATCATGGCAATTCCTAATGGCGCTGGTGGCTACCAGCTTGGCGATGGCAACCTCAACGAAGCCGTTTTGTCTGTTCAGAGCGCCCCTACGGCTCTGACAGCAGCTGCTACCGTAACTGCTGCGCAACTCTCAAACGGTCTGTTTACCTTCAACGGCACTGCAGGCAATCTGACTTTGCCTACCGTGGCTGATCTTGAGGCAGGCATTCCAAACGCTGTCAAAGTAAACGCTTCGTTTGATTTCTACGTCATCAATATCGACGCCGGCACAGATGATGTGACTGTCGCGGTTGGCACTGGCTGGACAATCGTTGGCGCTGCTGCTGTGGCTGAAAATACTTCAGGCCACTTCCGCGCGCGCAAGACTGGCGATAATTCTTGGACTTGCTACCGCATTTCTTAATGCTAGGGGCTTCGGCCCCTGCTTTTTAGAGGATAAATCATGTCTAATACGAAACCTATTGGTGTTGCGTATACAGACCAAGACATCGTCGGTGCCCAGTACATTCTGTCTGACGAACAGTTTGGCTACACCGCTGCTGCTCAAGGTACAGTAACGCAAGCTACCAGCAAGTCGACCGCAGTTACGTTGAACAAGGCTGCCGGTCAAATTACAATGAACAACGCTGCGTTGGCAGGTACAACCAACGTCACGTTTACTTTGAACAACTCGCTTATCAGCGCCAACGATATTGTTATTTTGAATATTGCTGCGGACGCTACTGCAGGTTCATACAACTGCTGGGTGTCTGGGTTAAGTGTAGGATCGGTCTCTATTACTGTGCGTAACATTTCTGGCGGCTCTTTGTCAGAAGCTGTCGTACTTAACTTTGCGTTGGTTCACTGCGTGTAACTTTGTAGGGGCTTCGGCCCCTATACACCCTATGACAATCTATCTCCGACACCCGGTTCACGGCTCCAAAGTTGCCACAATGGCGCTAGAGGCCGATTTTGATGAACAAAACGGATGGGAGCGGTATAATCCCGACACGCCTTCGGCTCTCGAAGAAGCGGCGCCAGTCAACGAGCTGGAACCCAAACGTCGTCGTAGCCGCCCACCTGTAGAGGTAGCAGCGGCAGAATAAGGAGCTTGAATGGCAACCGCCTTCGACCAGATTAAAGCGGCCCTCCGGCTTATCGGCCAGCTGGCTGAAGGTGAAGAGCCTTCCCCGCAAGCAGCGCAAGATGCGTTGAACGCCATGAATCAGATGATTGATTCGTGGAATACCGAGCGTTTGGCTGTCTTCTGTACGGAAGACCAAGTGTTTAACTGGCCGCCAAACGAAATTACCCGCACGTTAGGGCCGACCGGCGACTTTGTCGGCAACCGTCCGATTCTGATTGACGACGCCACGTATTTCCGTGACCCGCAGACTAACGTCTCGTACGGCATCAAGCTGATCAATCAGCAGCAGTACAACGGTATTGCGGTTAAGACCGTGACCAGCACGTACCCGCAGGTCATGTTCGTCAACAA